TATCCGCTGGTCAATGAACCAAATGGAATTGCCGGCGTAAGTATCGAAAATCTCTTTCGGCACAAACTCTTCGAGCCGGAAATGTGGCGTGAGTTGATGAATCATTTACCCACTAATGTCTTGAGCTTCGGGAGTGCGGCATTGGTAGCACTAAGCACGCCGTAACCGGTCCACCCGATAGCGAGGTTCTGTAAGTCTCCGATTGCAGGAATGTTAATATTCATATCGGGGAAAAAATGAATAAGCACAAGTGCTACTATTCCCTGGATGCGCTTTGACTTCAGCGCCGTTGTAAGGTATTCGGTAATCTTTTTCATGTTGTTTATTTAATGTCGGCGAATGCCGTGTGTTTTATTAGTGAATTAATTACTCTGCGCATGGTGGCGCGTGTCTTATATCCCTCACTTTGCAGAATGAGTTTTCCGTTGCTTGCCTTGAGGTGAAAGTACCAATCACCATTCTTTCCTTTAAAGGTTTCAAAAGTGTAGTTTTTCATAACTATTTGATTTTATCTGAAATCCAAGTGAAAATTAATGCTAACAACGGCGCACCAATACCTACAATTACCAACATAATACCGGTGAACTTTTGATACTTCGCCCGCCAATCATCATCAGCAACCTCTAACTTTTCCACGCGCTTTACAAGCCCTGCTTGTCCGTACCTTTCATCGCCAATAACGGCTGCAAGGAGTTTGTCCTGCTTGTCGTTTATGAGCGCAAGCTGTTCATCAATGTTCCCAAATCGCACTGTGTCGGCTTGGTCGTGAGCTTGTAGCTGTCTTAGTATTTCTGCATTGGTAGCTTCCATTTGTCCGTTATCTATTTAAAAAAGTTTACTGCATCGTTAAAACATTTTTCTACACGCGCATTATATCCGCTGTCCTTTGGGCGCAATCCGTGATTGTAGCCCTCGAATACAAGCCAATCTGTAATTACACCTAAGCGTAAGAGTTCGCCGTAAATAGCCCCACTTCCGCAACAGCTAACACCAAAGGCATTACCACACTCCACCGGAACAGTCTTATCGTAATCGGTTGAAATGTTAAACACCGGAATAGTGGAATTTGTCAGATAGCTTTTACTCAAAACACCGCCCCATCCATTTACTACCCCTGCCACATTTACTTTATACATATAAGCCCCCATAGCACAGAAACCGCCGGCGCTTGTTCCCATCAGGTAAATCTGATTGGTGTCTATATTAAACTCTGCGGCGTGCTGCTTGATGTATTTAACCGCGTTCATGCAGTCACTTATTCCTTTTGTTGCCGCGCTTGTACTTGGAAAAAAGGAAGTTGAATAACCTACCCTGCAACTTACGAAACCTGAATCCACCGCCATTGCGCTCCATGTATTACACACCGCCCAATTCTGAGTGACGAACCCACCGCCAGGGAAAAAGAAATAACATGGTTTTAATTGATTGCTTGCGCCGTCAATTCTTACTTTTAAACTCCCTGAGTAGTTGCGTGTTATTGTCTGCGCATGAACAGTATCAGTAAAGAAAAACCAAACGAAAAGAATCAGTAATATAATAGCAGTTGCCCACGCTAAAAATACATTGGCTTTGTTGCTGTCCTCTTTCAGTAATTTGTCCCCCATCTTTTCATCAGGTGTTTTTGGGGTTTTCTTTTTAAACTTTATCATACTGTGATTAATTGTGCTGTGATATAATAAATTATTGTGCCGTCACCCACAACAGAATCTGAAGGTGAATAAATTTGTAATTTTGAATTTGCAGCGTAACAAGGAGTTATTAATCTTTCATCTGTTCCTGTTGTTATTGAGTCCACTCCACCTGATAGCACACCGCCATCATCCCACTGCCTTGCGTGGTAAACATAAGAATCACTCCCTTTGTTTATCTGTATCTCAGAGTTTGGCACAAGTACCCATGTAGTTTGGTCGGCGCTTGTTTCTATTGTTACGCGCGTAGAATCGCCCCCGATTGATGTAGTGATTATTTCTACATCGAGGTCTCTTGTTGCCCCTGAGTAGGTAAAGGTTGAGCTTGTGGTGTCTCCTCCTGATAAGTTATATGCGTTTAAAATCGTTGCCATTGTTTTTGTTTTAGCTTACCGGTGCCTGGCAGTAATCATCCTGCGTGCCATCGGTTCTGATTATTATTGAAACTTTTACCCCAGTCACATCATCTCTGAATCGGTCTCTGAATGGTTCTATGTCTTGGCCGATGTCGAAAAACCAACTCTCGTAATTATCCGGTGAGTTTAAAAAAGAAAGAAAATCATTTGCCATAAGTACAGTATCACTAAGCACCTCATCAATATTGCTTTCATCGGGTTGAACTAAATCATAAAACAGCACATCGTATTTATAGGTTAAAGTGTTTTTAGATGTCGCAGCGGCAGAAAGAAACACCCACATCTGCGGATAGCTCACCGGCTCCGTGGTGGAGTTTTCGTTCACCTCTACCATATCCCCTGACCCAAAAGAGTGTATCTGCTTATGGTTTTCGGAAAATGTGCGAAACGAAATTAAAATCTGATTGTGAGTGAACATTCTTTAAAAATCGCTTTAGCTTTTTGATGTTGTTAGTTTCATACTTCATGCCTTTTCTACTGGTCGGTAGTTGGGTAGCCCCAAGGGTTGTTTTGTCGGTTGGTTCGTTTTTCATTTCTGTAATTATCAAGTGCTGAGTTTTGCCGCGATGATGGCCCTAAGTAAATGCCTCCCTTATTGTTCTGTGTGTGTGGAGCAATGATGTCTATTCCGTTCCCTGGTGATAGGTAAAGCGGAAACATCGCCTGCGCGTTTTGTAGGAGGTAGTAAGTAAGGCGCTGTTGGTAAATTTTCATTTTGCTTTGCTCCCTTGATGCAAGCGCCACAATCTCATTTAGGTCGGCGGTGGTGAGGTTCTCGCCTGTTTTTCTTAATATTCCTTTGTTCGTGGTTTTAAAATTCAACTCCTGATAACATTCAAACTGCACAGCTTTCGCCATAAACGGCTGTATGTAGTTAGTGAGTAAGGTTTGGTAGTCGGTGTTTCCTGATAGGTCGGGGTCTGCTATTACCTCTGTTTGAATGTCGTTATACAAAGCCGTGCCGAGTACCGGAAGCACATAAATTTCCTGCACATCACGAATAGTTGGTGTGAGAATCTTAGGGTCAACATTCTCATTTATAATAGTGAGTTCCTTTAGTCGGGTTTCAGAAAGTAAGATGGCTGTAATCATGTCGTGTAAATTAATCGTGAAACCCAATGATGGCGGCAGTAAGGCGTAGTTTCATTTGTGTCGGGGTTATGATAAAACCCGCCTGTGTATTCAAATACATCGTAACCCACCTTTTGGCTTATGGTCTGTATGTCTGATGCTGAATAAACCCTTCCCAATGCAATTAGCTTCTTACAGAATGGTCTTGATTCAGTAATTAAAGCCGGTAGGTTCGGGCGCTCTTTGTATTCAAATACTGATTTTATAGAAACCGATTTCGGGGCGATAGTGATTATATCAGAACCTTTTCGGGTGAGGGTGTATTTAATCGGGTCTCCTACTTTGCTCTTTAACTCCTTGCCTTTTAAATAGCCATCGGTTTGTAAGTTAGTAACAACTTCTTTTACCACTTGCACATCTTCTTTAAGCGAGAGCGCCATCGCATCCACAGAAATAAGAGAATCGTTATCAATGAGTGAAAGTATTTTCATCTCTAACTTACTGAGTAAGTCCTGCCCGAATAGCATTGCTTCTTCGCCTTCTTTAAAGCGGATAGTATCAAACACCTCTTTATTCTTTAACCCAACTTTTGAGAACTGCGAAATCAGTTTATCATCTACTTCGTCGGAGAACTTTGAAAGCTCTTCTGAATCTTCGGCTTGTATTCCAAGCATGGATAGAATCTCTGTATCGTTAAGCCCCAACCCTGCTTTCAGCAAAGTGGTAGCCGCCTCTTGCGTGAGTTGCCCCTTATTGTATTGGCGGCAAATTCGCATCAGTTGCTGATGCTGCTTCGCTGTCAGGTTCTTAATGTTATCGTTTGTGCTTTGTTGTATCGGTAAGGCATCTTGAGTTGGTAAGCTATCGGGCGCGTTGGTAGGGTTTGCCTCAGGTAGTGCCGGTGCGTTCAAAGGTTGCAGTCCTGCATCTTGCCTAATCTCATCTTTGCTCATCACGCCCACAAGTGTCTGCTCCGTCCAACTCACAGCCGGCTTTAATGGTACTATCTCGCACAAAGGAGGGAGTCCCATTACTTCGGCGAAGTAGTTAAACACTCTTTCTATTTCTTTTTGCTTCGGGCTTACATAGTTGCTCTGAAAAATATTCCATGAGTTTAATACTTCATTAGAACCACCTAAACTCCCCTGCTCTTTTATCCCGAATAACATTCCTGAGGTCAGTTTGTGACCGGTTACTATCTCTTGCGTGATGTTTGGAATCAAGCTCTCGAAAATCTTATCGGAGTTTGTATTTGTGAGGTCAGAGATTCTTACCTCTTGGTCTCCGTTGCCAAAAGAGAGAATGAATTTATTTGCGTTATCAGTGCCGGTAAATTTGCGCTGAAGTTTCCGCTCTACATCTTCCTGGTCTTCTTCCTGCGGCGCGTTGGGGTAGCTTATTAACTTGCCTCCCCAAAATCCATTCTTAGTATTATTGAGGTGGTAGTTCCAAATCTCTATGTCTGTTTCAATGGCGGCGCACGCCCCTATGTACTCAGGCAAAGGATAGCAATTAAGCCCAGGGCGGTATTGTCTGTAATAGAAAATCTGAACCGGTTCGCGGCTCCCTACTTTAAAAGCCGGATATTCTTTAAAGTCTTTATTGAGCCGTGGGTTTGAAAAACCCTTCCCGCCCCACAATGAGGTATAGTAAAATTTTGTAGCTTGCAGGTTCGTTCTGTATTTATAAAAATCGGCGTGGTAAATTTCGCTTATCCCTTTGCCGTCTGCCCTTGTGTGTACTTTTAAGTAAAACCCTCCGAAGAGTTCTAAGTCAACTGATATTCTCTTACATAGTTCGGTGTAGTCGTAAGCGGGATTAATATTATCGAGCCATTGAAAAAGCGCCGCGGCTTCGGGTGTTCTCTTAAACCCTAATCCGTTTATGAAGTTGGCTTTCCCTGTTATAATAGCGTTGTGTTTTCCTGAGCGGTTAAATAACTGCATCAGGTAATTAGGATAGAGGTTGTACCACTGCCTGTCGTTATCAATGTCGGAGCCGTAAAGCACATAGTCTTCATTCTCACTCAAATCTTCCATAAACACCGGAACCTTATGAGCCGCTAATTTTATTGCGTAAGTCTCAACCTTGTTTTTCTTTATCATGTGTTTTGGAATACTGTTTTGTTTTCGCGTGCCGCATCAAACTCCGCTATCGCCGTTGGTGTTTTTATGTATCGCATCTTTCCGGTTTCAAGTTCTTCTATGTCGTAAGTATCGGCAAGCTCTTGAGCGGTCATCGCAAGGGCGGCAATTATCTGAGGCACTGTAAGCACCTGGTCTATTCCGTAAATCGTATAAGAGTAAAACCCGCTCTCTCCGAGTGTTATTTCGCCTGCTAAAAAGTTCGGGCTTGAATCTTTCTGCGTGATGATAAACTCATTATACCGCGCGGTGAATTGTGATATGTCAGCAGCGGCGCATCCATACATTTTACCCTTGTTTCCGCTTTTAAAAAGAAACAGATACTGCAAAGGCGTGAAGGTTTGTTTCTCGGTGAGAGTAACAACTACCACATTAGCAGTATTCCATTCAAGTAGTATCACATAACTAAATAGAAAAAATGGCGTTTCGTTCCATTATAAAATCAAGAACGGAAGAATCTACCTCTGTTGACCTCGCTCTGTAACTGTTCATATCCCAAATATTCTCACCGCTTTTCAAATCTACCATTAAGCATTCATCAATTTGAACCGGTTTAATTTTTAAGTTGAGCATCAGGTTTCTTTCAGAGTAAAAATCCATCGCCATATTAGCATCGGGTTTCCATAGGTCGCGTGGTAGTCGCTCAATCGCCTTTCTACTTACCATCCTCCCGCATCCTATCAGGTGGTTTTTCGGGTTGCCTTTTTTCCTTATGTCGTGAATGTAAGTTTTGCCTGTTGCCATTTCATAAAAATAAATCTTCGTGAAGCCAAAGTAATCTTCGTGCCTGACCATAAGAGGGTAGTAATGCGACCATGCTTCGGGGCTTATTATATCATCGTCACCCATTATCATTAAGTAATCCCACGGATAATCTAAAGCGTATTTAAGTCCATGGTTCCACTTCGCACCAAGTGGGCGGTTCGCAGCGTAAGTAAAATTTATTCGGTTATCAACACAAATCTGTTCACTTTCTTTTTCTGTGATAACGGCAAATAGTGAAACATCGCACGGGGCACTCTCCATAAACTTACGGATGCCATTGCAGTAGATTTTAGAAATGTGGTGCCGCTTGTTCATCGCGGTAAGTATAGCTACTCTCATCCCTTCTTCGCTCTTCTGTAAATCCTGTTAAACTGCTTCGGCTCAGTCTTTAAAATGTTCGGCATCAGCTTGCGCATTTCTCTTTTTAGTTTCTTCGCTTTCTTTTGGTTCATGGCTCAAAAATAAAAAACCCCCTGACATTTCTATCAGAGGGTTTTATACATTTTATCTTGGCAAACAAAATGCTATGAAGCAGGGAGTAACAAGTCAGCAATCAGCGTAGCATCCAACTCAGGAGCCGGCTGTCCTTCTTTAGCTTGTAGGTTTAAACTCCATGCGTTATCATCGCTGATAGCTTTTCCACTTGTGTAGGTAGAGCCATCGGCAAGGTCGGCACCGCGAACCAAACCCACAACCACATAATAGCCATTGAGGTCTTTTACAATAACCATCACGGTGTTTTGTGCAAGCAAGTAAAGTTCGTTTCTTTTGGTAGTGTCTCTCTTTGGAATGAACAAAGAAACTGATTGCTCATATCCTATCGTGCCTTTTGAACTTGATATTTTAAAGTCCTCTTTCCAGTCCGATGTTTCTTTCAGTTGGGCGTAAGTCCAAAACTGCTTTCCGGTGGCGAGTGTCATTGCGGTTATTACTCCGGCAGTAAGCGTGTAGCTTTCTACATTTTCAAGCTCTGTGATGTAAATAGCGGCTACTCCACCGGCATTACTGCGGCATTCGAGAGCTGATAGTCCTTGGGTTAGTGCGCAAGCCATATTTATTTATTTAAAGGGCGGCTGTTACACCGCCCCTGATTAGATTAAGTTCCGAAAGTAAATTCAACCACATTCACAGGGAATGCGATTTGAGTTCCACCTTTTAAGCGTGCTGTAAATTGAATCCGGTTGCCCTCGAATGGGTTTGCAATCATCACGAATTTTTCTTCTTCGTGAAGCAAATCTGTTCCCCAATAAAGGTTTGAATCCTGAGCAAGTGCCATGCGGTTTGTTCCGGTCAATCCGTGAACAGCCACAAGGGTTAAGTTAGTGCCTGGGTATTTCAATTCTCCTTTCTCCATCGAGCCATCAGTTACATAATGGAAGAAGTTAGTAGAAGTGATTTTTGCAATCGTGGTGCGGAAAAAGTCCCATCCCATGTAAAGGGTAAGGTCGTTCGCTTGCAAAATGTTTGAAGGAACAACTGCGAACATCGCATTGATTACTGTCAAGCAGTTTGATTCGGTGAAAGTTGTTACATCGCCGGTGTTTCCGTCAATGCAAGTTCCTGCTGCATCAATGATGTCGAGCAATCCATCGAAGTAAGCATTACCCTGCCAAACGGCAGTTTCAAGTGATGCCTGAATTTTAGCAACCTTGAGGGCGGTGTATTCTTTAGCGTAAGCAGCCATGTCATAAGTACCGCCTGCAATCAACGCCTTTTGAGTGTAGAATGCTTCGAGGTCTTTATCACACAATGCTTCTTCAATTTTCATTTTACCAACTGTCAATGTCCGTTGAGAGATTGTAGTGGTGCCTGATGCGTTGAAGGCGCAAGTGGTATCTGCCTGAAACACCGCATCGGTGTCCATCAGATTAAGAGTTTCTGCTGACTTCACACCAACCATTTTGCTGATGCGGTCAATCGTTCTGCCTTTGAGAACTGCATTTGTAAGCAGCTCCATAGCATTTTGTTCTACATAAGCGGTTAAGCCGCCGGTTGAGTAAGCCATGTTTTTTAGTTTTTGGTTTTATTTAATGCAGCCCTGATTTGTTCGAGGCGCGTGTCTTTTTGTGATGTTTTTGCGAATGTCTCTTTCGCTGCGGTTTCTTTTACAGCCGGTGCGCCACTAAGTATTTCAATGGCTTCTGTTACTTGCTTGATGGTTTCTGAGAAAGCATCTGACTGCGCTTGCAACGCGGTTGTGTTTTGTGTGGTGGCTGCTACTGTTGCGGCTTTCATTTCTGCAATCGCCGTTTCAAGTGCTACCAATCGAGCTTCCATTTTTGCGGAGTCATCGAGTTCGGTAGTGTTCACCACTCCATGCCCTGCATCTACCGGCTCAACAGCTTCGGCTGCTTTGCTTTCGAGTTCTGAAATTTTGCCTTCGATTATTGTTAGTGAGCTTCCGTCCTCTAATACATAAACACCATCGGCGGCAACTGCATCACCCATTCGGGCTGCGCTACCTACCGCTACTTCACCATCAATGGTTATCATTTTTCCATCGGCGGTTTTTACATCAGTAGTTGCTGGCTTATCCGTAGGGGTAGTTGGCATATCTGCAAATTTTTCTTTGATAGAAGTGAGTAATTCAGTTATGGTTTTCATTGCGTTTGGCGTTGACTTCATTAATAAATAGAAATTTGCATCGAGTGTTCCATTTTCATCGAGTTTGCGTAGCTGTGTTTCAAACTCCGCAAGTTCATTGGAGCTATCGAGTTCGCGCCCGAATGTGCCTTCAATACTGAATCCTTTAAACTCTCCACTTTTTACTGACTGCCACACTTCTTCGTTATCTACTTTGTAGCTTGCCATCCATGTTCCTTCCGGCACTTCTTCAAAACCTATCGGCGCGTTTCTTCCGGTGGATTTGTTTACTATAAAGCTCTCAATCATATAAACCCCTTCCACTTGCTTGTTAGCATCGTGCATCAGGTTTACATTGCCGGTGTTTTTATTTTTAAAGAACCGCTGACAAATAGATTCTATAACAGGGCGGCTGAACTTCACGAAGTGTTCGCCCTTTTGTTCTGAGTAGCGGTAAATGGGTTGGTCGGGTATCATCAAAGGACCGGTGATAACCCTT